AGTTGAGTTGCCGGCGTCGATCGTTATAACGATATCGTTGCCAGTGACCTCGACTGTTTCTGATCCTGCAGAAACGCCAGCGTCGTCAACCAATGCGATAGTGATCGCGTTTGCTCCCGAGCCGGTTGCAACCGAAGTGAATGTAAGATCACCGTTGACAGTCAAAGCCGCCTGCGTTGCGTTCACGTCGTCCTTATCAAAGTCACTTGAGATAAGAACAGTAAAGAAGTCTGACTCATGACCTTCCAGAAAAGAAGAGAGATCAAGATCGTTTGCGAGTAAAATAAAAACCTTACTCATTCCCGCATTGAATAGTTGAGCCGCATCGACGTTGTCTGTACGTACTGCAACCTCGGCATTAGTGGTACATTCATAGATAGTACCGACGTTACCCTCTTGCCCTGACTTCGGAGTAACGACAAGACAAGCCTGCTTAAGGAATGCCGTCGAGGCCGCGGGAGTCGGTTCAATTGAAGTGATCTTAAAAAAGTAGTCTAATAGTATATTCATGAGTAGCTTACCTCTGTTTCGATTGATGTTATGGTACCGATCGCAGGATCGTATTGACTATCAAAAAAGTACACGAAACCCATAGATCGCTCGGTTATATTTAAATAGGTCCCGACGTTCTGTTCGGGTTCAAAAAAGAAGTCCTTAGTATCTGACTGATCAGACTCCTTAATTTTCTTTGCAAAGTAACCGTATGGGAGTTTGCTCGAGTTTGCGAATATCCGAAGTCGGCCGTTCACCCGAGCGTACTGGCGTCCGTCTTTAATTTGGGAATGCGCGTTATCAACTTGTATGAAAATTGCCTCTTGCTCTTGCGACTCGCTCGGCACGTCAAAGGATACCTTATCGAAGTCGAATATCCGTTTCAGCTTTTCTTTGAGAGACGCTTCAAACACTATCGTCCCCCTTTGATCTTACATACGGCTTTGATCGCTTTAAAGAGTTGAGCCGTATCGATCATGCCACGGTTGAAACCTTTGATCTTTTCGGTTAGCTCAGTGTTAGGACCGTAGTCACCGCGAAGGATCGGGTTTCGAACGATAGCCTGTAACAAGTTCTCGGCTCTTCTTTTTTGAGAGCGGCCGAAAGCGAGCTTAAAAAACTCGTTTGAAAATTTAATGATATCACTCGATTTTTGTCTGAAAGGTTCTGTTAGATAGTTCTTACCCATACGCTCTCGGTTTGCTTCCGATACGTCTGAGATATTCATGCCCGACGCCTGTCGAGACTTCTTACGTACAGGTCCGCCAGCGTATTGAGTGATGACGTCTTGACCTTTCTTACCTCGCTCCCCACGGAGCGGTTTCTTATAAGGTCCGTCATCGAGTACGCCGACTTCGAACTCATACTTTGCGAAGAGTCCTGCGACTTTCTTTTTAAAACGCTTATCGAGAACTAACTGCATTCGAGTACGTCCCCCACATAGATCTTTGAAGTACCCGCATCGCTTTCAGAGACGTCCACTCCCCTTGCGAGAAAGTAGTATCGGAGTCGGTCCCGAGTGTTCGAAACTAACTCCCTTGAGTCTATGATCGCGAGTAGCTCAGTGTAAACACCGACAGAGTACGCCTGCACCGTTTCGGTAACGGTTGCGAACTCTTCGTCAGTCAGCGAGCTTGCGCCTATGAATGCTAAAATAGCGTTCAGAAAGTCTCTAATAATTCACTCCCCTCAATTTCATAGGGGAGTGACTTTGCGAGAAACTCCCCCTCTAAACTTACGCTTCGAACGTGCAAGGTTGCTTGATCACGCCGCCGTTGGCGAGTACTTCGAGCATGCAACTTCCCATTAAGAAGTTATGCCAAGAGTACATTTTCTCGTCGTTCACGCCCTGAGACTTGAGCGACGGAAGGGCAACGTAGTGCAGCTTTACTTGATCAAGGTTCGCGATGATCCAACCGTTTGAGGCGCTTGGAGTTACCGCGGCCGGCATCTTTGCAAGGGAGTAGTTTGCACCTAACACCTCTTGAAGAACCGAACGGAAGGGACGAGAGCTCGCAGCATATACGCCGTCGTATCTTTGAAGGATATCCGAGCCGTAGAAAATGATAAGTTTGCGGCCTGCGATCTGATCGGCGGCCTCGACGTTCTGCATAACTTTCGCATGCAGGTCGATCAAACTATCGGCATCGGTATCGATCTCGACAGAACTTTCGGTCGTGTGATTAGAGTCCCCAGACCAGAACAAGCCGTTGTTCACGACGTTGTTATCTGCGGTCCCTTCACCGAGTAAGAAAAGATCGTCCATGTGTTTCTGATGCTCGTCGAGTACCTGGCGAACCACGTCCTCAACTTGCGACTGATCTTGCAATGAGCTTTGTACAAACTGGTTTGCCAGAAAGTACTTTTTGAAGGTCTTTGATTTTTCAACCACGCCGATCTGTTTGATCTCAGTATCTTTAGGCGTGATGTGGTGAGCTCGAATGTCGCCTACCGCTTCCAAGCGTTTGAAGTTGAGTTTACCAACCTCTTGCGAGTAGCTTTGAGCTTTGCCCATGAAAAGCGGGTACAACGGTTGATATACCGGTACGTAGTCCGCCATGAATTGATCAACGTCTTTGAGTTGCAACTTGTTAGTCATGATTAGTTACCTTCCTTTTTAAATTTTTGAAACTTAGGATGATCCTCGTACTTGCTCTTGATCGAACCGTTTTTTTTGCTATGTGATTTTAAGGCCGCGGACGGCTCGCTCTCCATTGCCTCTTGGACGTCATCTAAAGTTTCAGCAACCTGTTCGGCCGATGCAACTTCAAACTCGTCATCTTTGATTTTCTTCTTACGTGCCACTTATAACCCCCCTGGCATATCGATAAGAGCGCATGCCACTTCGGCGCCACTCTCGTCTATGCCTGTCAGGACGCCAGATACATATACGGCATCGCTGATCGTTGAGTCAGAGTAAGGATCATCGGCCTTACCTGTCGTGTCTGATATATAAACTTTTTGACCGACAGCTACGTAGTCCGCAGCGTCACCGCCGTCCTCAAGAGTACCTTCACCTGTAACCGTTGCACCGACGTTTGAGTCGTTGTCAGTGTAAGTTAGTATGATCGAGTTACCCGCTGTCGTATTCAATTTCGCTCTCAATTCGACGACTGCACCGTTTGCTCTTGCCTCAACCAATGCACCTGCAGTTGCATGCGCGTTGATCTGAGTTGCAAGGCTTGTCGCAGTTGCCTCGTTTGACGATGCAGCTTGGAAGGTTGCATCGCCTGGCGTTGCAGCACCGGCCTGAGCAACAAACGAAGTTGCACCGACCGCGATAGCATCGTCGGTACCTGAAACCAAGTTCGCATAACTAGTGATTTCGATCTCACCGTATGCAGGCTTTGCCTCGAGTAGTATTGGTACTCGTAAACCAGATCTCACGACCGAAGTTTTTTTGTGATCAGAAAGGGACCTTCCAAGAGAAACACCGAGCCACTGTCCGTCAGCGGCCGCGACGCTTAAAGTGTTATCGGACTTCCTTCGAACGGCAAGACCTGCAATGTAAGTTGCAGGATCACCGGCATAGTCACTGACTACCTTATCCGAAGAGTATGTACTCCCCAGTGCGGCTTTCGTTGCGTCATGACTCATTATAAGCCCCCAGGAAAGTCGATCAGAGCCGCGCCGTCAGCGATCGCAACTCCGTCCTCGTCGTATGCAGTCAAGGTGCTCGTTACGTATACAGCATTGACCGCTGTACCTGAGCTTACTGCTTTGCCGGTCGTTGTTGAGATCTGCACCTGAGCGCCGACCGTCGGCGTGAAACTATTTGTTAACAAGATCGGAATGCCTAAACCCTTTCGAGCGATCGCAGTCCGTTGAGTATCTGAAAGTGAGCGTCCCATTGAGATGCCGAGCTTTGAACCGTCGGCCGAAGCAAGTGAGAGAGTCCCATCACTTTTCAAATGTACGCAAAGACCTGCTAAAAACGTTGCGGGGTTGCCCGCGCGGTTCTCAACTTCTTTGACGTTCGACTTTGCTAAACCCATGTATATTGTAGTTGCGCTATGACTCATTGTACTTTCTCTCCTAAATAGTGTTTACGTGAACCCTGTATAAGTCGCGACTTGTAAGAGTCGTCAGATCCGTCACCGTGACCTTTCTGTAAGGCCTCGGCTCTCTTCACGCGCTTAAGCATCTCAAACGCAGGTTCGAAAATTGTGTCGTAGATCTGCCTTGCCTTCTCTTGCCTACCAGTGTTCGTTAATTTTAAATAATCCTCAAGCTGATTTTTAATTGCAGGCGTCAAAAGGTCCAGGTTCGATTGAACGGTGAAGAACGACTTAATGATACCGGCTTTGATCGCTGAGTCCTTTTCAACTGCGCTATCGTAAGTCTCTTTGTTCGCAGCTTCGAAAATATCCGCAACGTCTTTAGGTAACAAACCTTGATTAGTTTTAAGCCACTGTTCTGCGCCCATGCTGAAACGAAGAGCGGACTCTAATGCCTTTGAGTCGTTGGTCTTCTTATCCTTCGCTTCCCTTTCGAGTCTGGCCTTTTCGTTAAGGTCGTTATCATCTTGGTTGTCGTCTTTGCCTTTGCCCTCGAGCTTTTCAAGTCGAGACAATAGCGCAGCATTCGAAGCTCTTAACTCTTCGATAGTCTTGGTTTGATCGTCCCCGCCTTTGTTTTTGTCGGCGTCGTCATTTTTGTTTTTGTCATCGTCAGACATTCGCGTACTCCGTCGGTTGTTGTTTTTAAAAACTTGATCACAGGTCGAGCTCGCTGTCATCGGTGATGATCTGCATGCCGCAACGACAACCGTATCGATCGCCTGGCATCTCACCTTGCCCGACAACAAAGACCTTCCCATACTTTAGTTGATGCAGCGGATCAGGCTCTTCGGCATCTGAAGGCAACCACTTATATTTTTCGCCTCGGTACTTTGTTTTTATCTCGCCGGCGACCTGAGTGACGACCTCGTTCTGTACCCTTTGAATGAGTTGACGAGGATCTTTGATCAGGTCCTCTTTGATATCAGGATCGGCTTTGATCCGTTTCTTATATTCTTTGATCGTCTTAAGAGCTACCCTTTGAACAGACTTCTTACTTAAAAAGTCTATGTCATTCACGAAACTTAGAGCGGTTTTTTTAAGTGATACTTTAGATGATACGAGCTTTTTGATTTTCTTCTCAGGCGCTACCTTTCGGAGTAGTTCACTCGGATCATACTTGATCAAGTTTCACTCCCCGCCTCGGCGAAGTCGAATAGCTGGTTGATGATCCGTTTCTTCTGTTCGGCATTCATGAGCTCTTCGTCAACCAAACTGAAAGCCTGCAAAGCGTTCAACCCCTGATCGATCATACGGAAGTCTTGAGACTTGTAAGTGAGCTCCACATTGAAAAGAGCTTTCATGACCGGTTTCACGATCGAATAATAGTAGTTCTTAAGTCCACGCTCGACCGCCTTGGTATCAGTTGAACCGTCGTTGTTGAGTCCGCCGACAAGCTCCCCATTAATATATGACGCAGGCATACCAAGATAAAATGCGCGTTTCTGGTTTAAGAACTCAATGCCCTGCTTAACAGGTTCAAGGCTTGGATCGGAAGTCTCAATGATATCGCCAGCGTCGAGAAGAACGTCTTTGCCGTTTGAAAGTCCGCGCGCGATCGCAAGAGCCTGTTCTTTGACCTCGGCCTTATCAGTGAGAGCGGTCGAGCCTCTAAGGTCCTTCATTTTTATTTGCAATGCTGCAGACAGGTTCACTTCTTTGTTGAGCGCCGCAACCGTACAGTATTCAAGAGCCGAGTACAGTTTGACCATGTCGGATCGAGAGTAGTTTTTGAATGATACGTACACGCCGATTTTCGACTGGCCCTGTTTCTTATAGTCGTCTCGGATCAACCCCTCTTCGTCGTTGGTTGCTTTTCGAACTAACTTAAGTCCTGAGTCGTATATTAAGAAAAGATCTTTCTTGTCGGTCATCGCCTTTGCGATCATAGTGATTAGACCGTCCGAACTTTCTGACTGCAAACAGTTATCCCAAAGAAGAGCCTGCAGATCATCACTCAACCCATGACTTCGCTCCATAACGTCAGTGAGTATTTTCGCATATATATTGATAACATCGGTTTGAACGAACTCCGTCTTTGCTATCTGCAAAGGGAATATATCGGGGAGCTCGTCAGTACTTGCGCTTGCCTGAAACAGACTTTGAAACCAATTCGCCATTATTTACCTCTTATTAATCCGACCCACTCGAGACATCCTGCAAGAGAGTCTGGCGCGTCGTCAAACTTCGCCTTGTACTCGTATTGCACCACATGATCGAGATAGAGTTTATCGCTTTCTTTGCTTAAGTGAATCAACTCGGCGAAAGCACCGGCCGACATGATCCTCGCATGCTTATTAGTTGTCGATCGATGACCGACAACCCCTATCGACTTGAACTCGGCTCTTAAGATATCGATAGCTGAGTCCCCTGTATGATTAGTCTCGAACTTGAGTTTCTTAACTCCATACGCTTTGAACTTCTCGCCGAACTCTTTGAGACAGTGGTGCCAGGCCCGCTTCCAAACAAACCCAACCGCTGCGACGCCTTGCATATAACCACGCAAGATAGTGAGCGCGACATAGTCTCCCCCCTCGCTTGGATCGATGTATGCGACTGAGTCGTAGTTGCCGAAGGGTTGCTCAAGGTACTTGATCTTATCGAAAGGCGTAGTCCCTTCGGGGAGTATCTCGAGAAAGTAAGAGGCCTGTATCGATGCTTCGTCGACGCCGGCAAGTCTTTGAGCTTCGAGGTCATGATCGAGCTCGGGAATAGTACCGTGGGGGACTTCCATCTTTTTGATAAGTCCGCGGACCTTTGCATACAGATCAAACCGGTGAGCGGGTTGCCCGATGATAAGAATGTTCGAGGTGAGTTTTTGAAGTTCGTTATACTTCTTTTCAACGACCGATCTGGTCGCTTCCGACGTGTCGTCCTCGGTGACTGGGTCGTCCATTATGATCATGTCAGGATGCCGGCCTCTAAGTGAAACGGTCTTAATGGTAACGGCGCTTACTGAGTTGTCTTTGCCTCGATAGCCTTCGACTCTGAGACAGTTTGAATTTTCTTTTTCGAGCTTCACTCCGTTTGCTTTCAGTGCGGCCGCGATCTCACCGAGGATCGCAGTGTTTCTCTCTTTAGACTTCGTCATGATCAGAACGCTGTACTCTTGATCGACATAGATCTTGTACGCAACTCCTAGGATAGTCAGATAGTCGGTCTTGCCGTAACCCCTGGCGCCGAGTAGTAAGCGCGTGACGTTGAGACTGAAAGCAAAGTCGAGCAT